AAAACACCAGGAGCACATGAATCAAGATACGTTTCGTCAGATGTGCCTATGGTAACAATACGAACACTTTTTTTATTATAATTGCCTGAAACAAATCCCAACCATGTGTCGTAGAGCCACTTTTTTTCAAAAAATTGACTGGTCAAACCTGTTGAAGCTTCAGCTACAACTGCTCGACTACGTTTAAATGTGGCAGCATCTTCAGACAAGATATTACCATTGACAGTTTGGCTTGAATAAGAACCACTGTAAGTCGGTCTAGTTTCGGTACGGTATTGATCAAAGATTGTCATTACTCAATCACCTCGTGTACAGACTCAGACGTCAATAGTTGATTAAGCGTATCATGCTCTTCTCTGTCTTGCCTAAGAGGTGAACCATAAATAGTGATTTTAGCATCGCCTGGTAAAAAGTTAATTTCACTCAAGACCGCACCTGGCAATGCTGTTTCCCCATTTACAAAATCTGTAATTGGTTGCTGCCAGCCAATCACTAATTGATCCGAAGGCAATAGAAGGTATGGATTGATGTGTAGAAAATTATCAGGCGTTGGTTCAACGATAGTAGTGGATGTAGATAAATCCTCGTTTATTGCTGTTGCTTGAAGTGACGCTATCTCAGATGAACGAGAGCGACCCGTAGGAAATAAAAGGCCAAGCCCATTTCGATTGCCATTCTTATAATTCACATATGGACCTCCGTAGTTTATAATTGCAATACCCTCTCTGTATGTTCCTGGTCCAGCTTGAAATCGCATGAGAAACCTAGATAAGTCTACCCCATTTATAGGGTCAATAACTGGAGAGTCAAATATTGAATCTTTATTCGGTGATCCGGCCAGCAATTCTAATTTAACTCTACCAGCCCAAGAAAGTGAGCTTAGATCATTCTCAGCATTCTCATTTGACTCAAAAACAAAATCTCTTGTCATAAGTGACTTGGGGTTGTCCTCACGGAATGTTGATACATTACCAAAGTAATATGTGCCAGGGTATCGTTGAGAACTGGTGGATATATTAGCAGCGAAGCTACTAATGCCGCCCCAGGTGATAATATCTCTGTTTGTAGAAACTGTTTGCGCTGTTCCATTGGCAGATAAAGTTACGACCGTTGGCACTTCTGTCACCAGTGTCCCGTCATCTCTCCCGAGTATTTGGTATGAATCAACATACCTATATTTCGCAAATGATCTTTGGTTTAAAATAAAGAAATTGTTAATTGCAGCTGGTATCACAGATTGTGTTATGTGCGTAACTCCAAGAGAAGCTGTTGTCATCGTATTTGAAAATACTGTATACGCAGCACTCAGCTCAACAACTATTTTTTCAACCAGAAAAGGTTCGGAAATATAACTTGACAAGCTCAATGTTTGTGAAGATGTTGCATGGTACTTCCCGTGGAATGGAAACCCAAATGTATTTGTTGGTCGCCCTGCGTTGTTCATAAAAGCAAAGGCTCCACTAACTGATGCACTTGTAATAAGATTGTTTGAAGCAACTATTCCCGGAGTAAAACCATACATGATATGATTTCCGAACGGAACCGGTGGAGCAATATTTGCTGCTCCTTGACTTACAAATCCGGTAGGTGTACCTGTTCCAATTCCCTGCCAGGTTTTATTAACGAAATTGTAATAAAGCATTTCATAACTCAACCCATCTGTTGCTGTGGAAGGACGAGTTGCATTGCCCCAATCTGCACCACTTACAAATAATGCTGCACCACAAGTAGAATCTACGCTTATGTCTATTTCTAATTTTGTTTTTGACCACAAAGGTTGTTTTAATTCATCACCAAAAACAAGCGGGTTAGAACCAGTTGCGTAAAAAGAATTATTGTCTGATTTCCCGTCAACAGCAGGATTGTCATAGTCTCTAAAAGGAGTCAGACCTTGGCCAGGTGTAAAATGTGCAATCTGATCTCCCACACCCTTTCTAAGAGAGCCGGTTGTGGTGATATCTGTTAATTGTTCAGAGGGATATTTGATAAATTGACTACCCGAATTTATACCAATTCCAAGTTCTAAGTTGGAGTAACGAAGAAAGTTTATTGCATTGGTGTCATTCCATAGGACATCATAATTTCCAGTTCTGTTGTCAGAAGAGATCCTTACTTGTGATGGAAAGCTGCCCGTGGTTGCATCTTCTTGTTGAAGTTGCAACTTTGGTGGCAAACCTTTTATTCTAGTTTTTTTATTTATTCTTGCCATTAGGCTCCTCTGAACAATCCTCTATAGGCGATGGAATCTGTGCCATAAATTGCCGCTTCGGGACCATAAACATCCCCACCAGCGGTGGCTGATTTCTTACTAAACGTTTCTCTTATATCTTCACTTAAATCAAAATCCAATCTTTTTACTGCGTCAAGCATATCTTGATTATCGATTTGCAGTCTTTCTATTATCCTCTCATCTCTAGTATCATCAAATGGATCAATGTTTCTAATAATAACCGGGGTAAAACCTTCAATAATAACTGAGCCAAAATACTCTTGACCTTCATCCAAAAAGAATCGTGGATCTGACGGTGCATTATAGTCAATAAATTGTTCTACAACATTGTTTCCGCCAAGNAAATCATCAAAACCATTACCATCTTCCAAAGAACCCTTAACGCTACGTGGGTAGAAAGGCCCTTCGTTTGTGTTTTTACGCATTGGTATGGTGAAGGGTTCGATTATTGCTTCTTCTTCTTGTTGGGGACCATTGTTAAAAACTATTGGTAGTGGATAATTCGGATCTTCAATATACCAAACTGGATTAAATTCTGGCTGTTCTTCAAAAATACCTGAGTTTTCAAATTGTGTAAAACTTCTTGCTTGTCCAATGGTTATAACACGTATTTGATGGTCAAGACGTCCGCCCCAAATTTTTGGTTGGATTGACTGATATAAGTGCCTTGGCATTCGCAAGGAAACACCTTGACGAAACCTGTCAATGACAGTGGTGTCATATCCCTGCGTAGCGCCAAACTCCTGTACGGCCTGTTGGATACGTGGTCCATCAGTATCATTAAATGGTGTAAACTCACCAATTGGTAGGTTGTCATTCTCTGTAATAGTAGCAATCATTTACACCTCAATTTATTCTACTAACACCCAACTTTTATGATGTCGTCTTTTGCCTTGAAATACCTTGATAAGTAGGCTTCTTTCTAAATTGTGTTTTCTGCAAAATTTAGAAAGGTTTGTTATCGGTCCATAAACATTCCCATTTGGATCTTTGATTTTTATATCATAGGTTTTTTGTCTAGACTCTATAAGAGAGTTTGCAACGTGTTTTGGCATTCGCCTTCCTGTGTTTGCTTTGATAAGTGCTTTTTTTGTTTTTGACAACATTCGTTTGCCGAAATTGGGATTTTTAGTTCCGATCTTTTGGTTTCTTAACTTTTTCAGTGTCTCCTTTGAGTGCTTTTTCCCCATGTTCGCTTTAGAAATTTTTTCTTTTGTTTCATTACTCATGGGTATTTTTTCAACACCGCAATATTCTTTATTTTCTTCTAACACCCATCCCTTGTGATGTATTCGTTTACCCTGAATTACCTCAGACAAGTGTTTGTTGCATAAATTATGTTTAGCTGCAAACTTGGCTAGATTTTCTATCTTAGTAAATTTTTTTCCTTTTGGAGAAAGTAATGATGTGTAATATACTTTAGCAGCAGAATTAATTGGTTTCACATCTAACAATCTCTTAACCAGAGCTTCTTTTCTTGTAGGATTGTTTTTGTAGAATTTTTTAGGCGCTTGAGAAATTTTTTGTTTATGTACCTTGGAAAAACCATCCCGGTCCTTTGACCAACATGTTCTTTTACTAGATTTCGGCTTTTCTGAAAATTAAAGCAATTATCCCAATTTCCTAAACCAACCTGCTCTTTGAGCAATTCCTCTTCTCGGATTGTTCTCGCTAGGCGATCACCTTCAATTACTTCAACAACTTCAAACAAAAAAGCATCTTCGCCATGTTTATTGAAACTAGCTTGAAGATGTTTGTTCTGATGTTTTTGCTTCCTCAAGGAAGAGGCATGCTGCGAAGCACGCACTTGAAAACATTTAGCAGAACCAATATAAATTTTGTTGTTTTTGATGTTGGTAATCCGATAAATTCCACCTTTTTTAGAATTTCCTTTATAATCTTTTTTCATACATAACTCTCAATCAAAGTTAGTACAAATCAAAGGATACGTTTTGGGCATTCAGTATTTGGCAAATTCGCCGGTGATCAGTCTAAGCAGAATTGTGTCTTTCAGGGCATGTCTTGTGTTGTCTCCAAGATAG